GACGAAGCAGACAATACCACTACCGATGTACAGCTCCTTCTCAGAGCAAATATTGAGGAGTTCTCTGCCAACTGTAGATTTATCTTCACCTGTAACTACAAAAATAAAATTGTTCAACCCCTTCACTCACGCTGCACTGTTATTAACTTTGCAATTAACAAAAGACACAAACCAATAGTAGCAGCACAATTCTTTACAAGAATAATTGAAATTCTAGAACTCGAAAGAGTAGAATACAATAAACAAGTTATTGCTGAATTGATCAATTTACACTTTCCTGACTGGAGGAGAATATTAAACGAATGTCAAAGATATTCTGTAGGAGGTAAAATAGACGCTGGTATACTAGCAGCATTTTCTAACGTAACCATTAATCAACTTACAAAGTATTTAAAGGAAAAAAATTTTTCTGAAGTTCGTAAGTGGGTTGCTAATCACTTGGATAATGATGGTGTTGTTATGTATCGGAATATTTACGACAGTCTTTATACCACCTTAGTCTCTAGTTCTATTCCTGCTGCCATTCTCATCTTGGCTAAATATCAATACCAATCAGCATTCACTGCTGATCAAGAAGTTAACATGTTAGCATGCCTAACAGAAATTATGGTGGAGTGTACCTTCAAATGACTAAATCAACATTTACAAAAAGAAAAGCACAAATGAAATCCTCAAGTTATTATCTATTCTGGGGTATAGCAACCATTGCGGTTGTTGCCGGACAAATTTATGTTGGCACTGGATATCGTAGGATGTCAGAAACTGGTGATGCAATATCTGCTGATATTAATTTACTTGTAGAAGTTCTTACTATGCCTAGACCTAAAACGATGCCTGCTCCAAACAGAGATTATGAAATGCCTATTATAAGATGAAAATAAGCCAAGATGATGCGACATGGGCTGCTAATGAGTTTATAAAGTATTTTGGTAATTATACTGACACTGAATCTTATCTTCGCTCTGTAAAAAAAGCAGTCATAGATGGTTCTGGATATATTGAAGATCCAAAGAATGATTTCTTTAATAAAGATATTCATCCAGAAAAAATGGATTTTGATATTCGTTTAGTAGGAAATCGTTTTCCAGAGGGTATTGATCAAAAATACTATAAAAGTTTATTAAAGTTAGTTTCTTCTCATAATAATGAGGATAGTATTCCCGGAAGAGAGTTAAGAATAATGGTGAAAGAAAGAATAAGTAATAAAGTTGTAGGATTCATTCGTTTACAATCACCACTTATAAATTCAAAACCAAGAAATAACTGGTTAGGTAAAGCACCAGATTTGACTTTATTTAATCGTCATGCAGTGATGGGTTTTGCAATAGTTCCATCACAACCATTTGGATATAATTATCTTGGCGGTAAACTTTTAGCTCTTATTTGCGTGTCACATTATGTTAGAGAACTATTGAATAATGTATTTGAAAAAGATATTGCTTTATTTGAAACAACCTCCCTTTATGGTTCTAGTAGTTCTGCATCACAATATGATGGTCTTAAACCCTTTATTAGATTTAAAGGTTTAACTGATAGTAAGTTTGCTCCTACATTACATGCTGATGCCTTTCATACTTTGCATGATCGTTTTAAATATTTGAATGATGGTAAGCCACTCACAGATAATAGAGCATCTTCTAAAAAATTAAAAAGGCAAACAAAAATGATATCAATTATCCGGAACAGTTTAGATGATGAAAATAAACTTAAAGAATTTAATGAAGTTATTGAGACTGCATATAATTTGACAGAGAAAAAAAGATTTTATATATCTGATTATGGATATGAGAATGTTCGTGAAGTGATAAATGGTGAACAAAATCAATTAGTTAAGGGGCAGAATTGGGATAAGTTTTATCTTGAGAATATACTTGCATGGTGGAAAAAGAAAGCTGGTAAAAGATATGAAAAGTTAAAACAAGAGAAGCGGTTTAGAGATAGGGTCGAACTCTGGACAGATAAAGAGGATATTCAAATTATAAGATAATGGAATTAAAAGACTGGTTAAACTCTATCAACTTTACAAAGCAGAACTTGATAGAAGAAGATCCAAGTGTGATCAAAGACTACCCTCCATACATTATTAATCGTTGTTTATCAGGACATCTTGATGCAATTATGTTTGCAAATGAGATGAATAAGTTTCCTAATCTAGATAAAGACCTTCAATATCATTTTTTTCTAAATACACTTAGGAAAAAAAAGAGATTTTCTCCCTGGCTCCGAAAGGAAAAAGTCACGGATCTTGAAATCATCAAACAATACTATGGTTATAGTAACGAAAAAGCATTAAATGCTTTGAAAATATTAACACCTGATCAAATTAATTTTATTAAACAACGACTTGATATTGGAGGAATACGATGACGACAACCGTTGAACCAACCGTGCAATGGACTCAGGATCAGATGCTAGAGGTTGTGTTGAATGAACCAGATGATTTTTTGAAAGTTCGTGAAACACTAACTCGTATTGGAGTTGCATCAAGAAAAGAGAAAAAACTCTATCAATCTTGCCACATTCTGCATAAGCAAGGGAAATATTTTATAGTTCATTTTAAGGAACTGTTTGCATTAGATGGTAAACATGCTAATCTCACAATTAACGATGTACAACGACGTAATCGCATTACTCGTTTATTGGCTGATTGGGGACTTATCTCAATAGTTAAAGAAGATTCTTGTATTGATATTGCACCACTTAATCAGATAAAAGTTTTATCTTATAAAGATAAAGGGGATTGGATATTAGAACAGAAATACAACATAGGTAAAAAGGGAAAAACAACTGAGACAGAGTAAAATATTTTAAAATCCTGACATCCTTGACAAACAAAAAAATTTGTGTCATGATAAATATATACAAACCTAGACGAATTTCACTCGACAACAACGGAAGATTTATCTTTCATTAAGAGGCCCAATTTGATCTAGATATCGGAGAAAATCATGCGTACTCACGTAGAACCATATAGGTGGTCAATCCTAGATCTTGCCACAGCAATGGCAACCCAGAAAATATATCTTGATGATGCATTTCAATCCTATCACAGATGGGCCACTGAAAATAATCAAAAGTATATGAAATCTTTCATAAATGGTAAAGCACCAACACCAATATACATAGCAGATATTCAAAAATGTATGCAGTCTGTGATAACAAAGTATGATAAAAATCATCCAGACGTTGCTTTTTACCAAGATAAACTAGATAGAGGATACAAATATATTACAATTGATGGTAATAACAGAAGTAGATGCATTGCAGATTTCTTCTTAGGATGCTTTAATGACACTTTTGGACTTATCTTAGGTGACTATGAATTACCCGGTGGTAGTTTAAGACAACCAAATATCCTTACAGTTACTAATGACTCAAAATTATTTCAAGATATAGACGCATCTAAGCAGGTAGATATCGAAAACATGAAGATCATCGTTAATGTTATTGAGACTGGAACAAGAGAGGATCTTGCTGAACTCTTCGATGCTATTAATACTGGTATGGTCTTAAATGCACAAGAAAAACGCAATTGTAAGATGTATAAATTTGCAGAATTGGTTAGAGGTTCTGTTAAAAAATATAAGGAAAAACTATTTAAGATATATGGTGAGTATGAATTCAACAGAAGATATGTTGATGAATTCATAGTTGATCTAGCAGTTATTTGTGCTAGAGGTCTTAATGGTATCGGGCCAGCAAGTCGTGATAAAGCCTACAGTGATAATACTCCAGAGGAAAAATCATTTAAATCAGCAGATAAAATCGTTGGTCAAATTGCAAGTCTAATGCAATTCAGAAAAGTCGGAGACAAGTTATTTATTTGTAGTAAAAAAACAAATACTAACGTTCTTGATCTTGCTATTTTATTAGCATATATGAATGAAAATCAAATCATTTATACTGATAAAGAAAAATTCTTTGATGAGTTTTGTAATCTGCAAACTAAGAGAACTGGTAGCACTAAGATTCTATGGCAAAAACGTGTAACCGATAGAAAGTCACCTGATTACGGAAAACCAACTGGAACTGATGATCGCACATATGCAGGTATTCAGAGAAGTAACCAAAAATCTTTCGTATTGATTCGTCAAAATGAACTGATTGCATCTTTAAGTGATTTCTCTGATGGTCTTATTATCACTAGAGATAAAGTTAGAAACTTCACCAGAGATGTTGCATTCTTATTATCTTTATGGAGAAAACAGGATGGAAAATGTCCAGCCTCAGGAAAAGTTATTAACTGTAAAGATATCTTAAATGGTCAACTTATTGAAGTTGATCATAAGTATCCTTGGTCAAAGGGTGGGAAAACAGTAGAAGAAAATGCTGCTCTTCTTTATAAGGAGGAGAATAGATCCAAATCTGCTTCAATCGTAGATTTTAATCCTCAATCTTTTGAGATTCAAGAGTCAAGTCCTTTATCCTAGTTCGGTTAAGTGGGGTATTTACTACCCCTCTTTTTTTATGGTCTGTTATAATTAGTAGTGTCGCCTTATTGGGACATAAAACATAAAATCGCTCATCGGAGGATCACATGACAAACATTTATAGAGCTAAGGATTTAGCAGAACTGTTTGATAAAATAACAACAAACAGCATTGGTTTAGATAGAACCATACAGAATTTTTGGGAAAGTACAAACGTAACTTATCCACCATTTAATATTATTCAAGAAAACAATCACGAATCTACTCTAGAGATTGCACTCGCAGGATTCAAAAAGAAAGAAGTTAAAGTTTACACAGAGCACGGTAAACTAATCGTTGAAGGAAAGAAAGACGAAAAGAAAGAGAATGAGTATGTTCATCGTGGCATGGCTCAAAGATCATTCAAAAGAGAATGGCAACTTACTGATGATGTAGAGATTAAAGAAGTTACATTTGAAGATGGTCTTCTTTCAATCAATCTTGGAAAGGTAGTTCCAGAGCATCATGCTCGTAAAGATTACCTCTAAATACAATTGAGTTCGAGATGGAACTTGGGGATCTTGACGATCCCCTTTTTTATGTTATAATATTATTGGAATAAAAAACAAATGACAGTTAAAATTTTATTACTCAAATCTGGTGAAGATGTAATTTCAGACGTGAAAGAGATGATATCACCTGACAAAAAAGTCATAGGATATTTTCTCTCGAAACCCTGTGTTGTAAAGTTGTTACCAAAAACAACAGATGGTAATAAAAGAGAAACCTCAATATCAATGTATCCTTGGATGCCTCTGGCAAAAGAAAAGCAAATACCCTTACCAACTGATTGGGTAGTTACTATGGTTACACCAATTGAAAAAGTCGAAACAATGTACAAAGAGGATGTATTAAATGGAAAAACCACCGATCAAACTGATAGTTCTGATGAATCAACAAAGGTTGGTGTCACAGATTGAAGAAATAGGTGCAGATATAGGCCAACCTGATTGCAAACTAACAGAACCATTTATTGTAGGAGACAACAATACTTTATCTCCATGGTTAGTTGATGTTACCAGTGAAAATGTTTTTATGTTATCATCTGATAAAATTCTTACTCTTACTGAACCAAAACCAACTATACTTGAGAAATACCAAAACCTTCTTAAATGAAATTTTATACTAATGTCCAGTTGATTGGTAATCAATTTCTGGTTCGTGGTGTTGAGAATGGGAAAAGATATGAACACAGAGATGAGTTCTTTCCTACTCTCTTCGTTAGATCAAAAAAGAAAACAAAATACAAAACACTAAGTGGTATTCCCGTTGATGCTATCAAGCCCGGAACTGTAAGAGAGTGTCGTGATTTTTTTAAGAAGTATGATGAGGTAGAGGGGTTTGAAATATATGGAAATGATCGTTATATCTATCAATACATATCAGAAAAATATCCAGAGGATGAAGTCAAGTTTGATATTAGTCAAATTAAATTAGTTACTCTTGATATTGAGGTATCATCAGAACAAGGATTCCCTGATGTTGAATCTTGTAGCGAAGAAATACTTGCGATTACAATACAAGATTATACAACGAAAGAGATTATTACTTGGGGTATGAAACCATTTAATAATACACAAAAGAACGTAACATATCATTGCTGTAATACAGAAGAGAACTTACTTCGTACCTTTATTAATCATTGGATGCAAGATGTTCCTGATGTTGTTACTGGCTGGAACATACAATTATATGATATACCTTATATTGCAAAGAGAATCAATCGTGTTCTTGGTGATAAGTTAATGAAAAGATTATCTCCATGGGGTCTTGTATCTGAAGGAGAAGTTTATATTAATGGACGAAAGAACACTACATTTGATATCGGTGGTGTTACACAACTTGATTACTTGGATCTATACAAGAAGTTTACATATAAAGCACAAGAGTCATATCGATTGGATTATATCGCAAGTGTGGAACTCGGACAAAAGAAACTTGACCACAGTGAGTTTGATACGTTTAAAGAATTTTATACAAAAGGGTGGCAGAAGTTTATTGAATATAATATCATTGACGTGGAACTTGTTGACCGTTTAGAAGACAAGATGAAACTGATTGAGTTGGCATTAACGATGGCCTATGATGCGAAAGTTAATTACAATGATGTGTTCTATCAGGTAAGAATGTGGGATACAATCAT